ACTCAAGCAGCAGAAGACTTCATTCGTGCTCGTGCTAAAGAAAAGTATGCAGCATATGCTACTGAGTTAGATACAAGCACAGTTGCTGACCTATCCTATAACTACCGTGCAAGCATGGCTAATACTTTAGAATTAGGTATAGATGAAATCTCTATGGATGATTCTCTAATTAAAGAGGCTATGGCTGTTGGTGATGGCGCAGGTGGCAAAAAGAATCTTTTCGATTTTGAAAAGCAACTACGCCAAGATCCACGTTGGGCAAAGACAAAGAATGCCAAAGAGTCTTCAACTTCAGTTGTAAATGATGTACTATCTACGTTTGGATTAATATAAAATGGCAGAGACAACACAAGGTATCTATGATGAGATCTATGCTCAACTGCAAACATACGGTCTTGAAAGTCTTGCAAGTAGATTAACACAGTTGATCACTGAGTACGGCGTAGATATGAAAGAAACTATCAAGTCCCAACTACGTCAGACTGAAGAGTACAAGCAACGCTTTGCTGGCAATGATGCTCGCCGTGCTGCAGGTCGTCAGGTACTTAGTGAATCAGAATATCTATACAACGAACGTGCTTACACTGAAACTCTAAAAGCCTATAACATGGGTGATCTTGCAACACGAAGTAACTTCAGTGAATTTATTGGTAAAGATGTTTCACCTGTAGAACTATCGCAGAGATTTAGCATGGCTGTTGAAAAGGTACAGAAGGCTGATCCAGCACTTAAGCGTCAGTTGAATCAGATGTATCCAGGCATTTCAGACACAGACCTAGCGCGTAGTTTACTTCTTGGCGAAGAAGGATCTCAATATCTAAAGACTCGTATTGGTCAAGCAGAGATTCTTGCTGAAGCAAGTACTGCTGGTATTACTTTGCAGAATACTGCAGCAGAACTTGAAGCACAGGGTGTTACTCGTAAAGAAGCAGCAGCAGGATTGTCTAAGACTGCAGCACAGAAAACTGGCTTTGAACAAGCAGCACGTATTTATGGTGAAGATGTAAATCCTGATCAGTTGCAAAAGGAACTTGAATCAGAGAATCTTCTTGGTCAGACATCTACTCGTACAAAGCGTCTTGCTTCTCAGGCTCGTGGAGCCTTTGCTGGACAAACTGGTATTCAGACTGGATCACTTTCTCGTAAGAAGTCTGGACAGATATAACAAACTCTCACTGGATCGACCAGCCCCAGTGATGTAAAAGACTGGTAGTACTACCAATACATATACCCCTGTATGTAATTGAGCCAAGTACGCTAACAAGTAAGGGAGAATGGTTGCGATGAGCAACAACAATCAAGACTGGTATGACGAAGACGAGTTCGATGAATTCGATGATACCGAAGCAACAGGCAAAGCGTTAGTTACAAAACTACGTAGAGCAGAACGTGCTAAGGATAAGCGAGTTAAAGAACTTGAAGCCGAACTAGATTCACTGCGCAAGATTCAACGTGAAGCGAACATCACACAAGTCTTATCTGAGAAGGGTGTCAACCCAAAGATCGCACGGTTTATTCCAGCAGATGTAGCAAATACCCCAGAGGAAATTGATGCATGGCTACAGGAAAACGGTGAGTTATTTGGTGTCTCTACCCAATCCAAGGAACAGGTAGCAAGAGAAGACCTAACTGCATTGCAAGAAATTGATGCGATTACAGGTGGTGCTATTTCTCCAGATACCGCTAATGACATGTTAAGTGCCATTAACAACGCTCAGAGTCAAGAAGAATTGCTTGCACTTTTTCTAGGTTCTGAGTAACTCGCAAACAATCAACCTATTAAGGATAAATAAATGTCAAGTCTAGATGGCTACACTGACACAACTGCATCCTCACTTGGTGGTACAGTAGGCTCCGCTGGTTTAGTCCAGAAGGCATACGACCGTCTTGTTGAGTTTGAATTACGTGCTCAGCCACTTCTACGCACAGTCGTAGATAAGCGTCCAGCGCAACAGGCAATGCCTGGTTCGTCTGTATCGCTACAGATCTACAACGATCTAACCCGCACTACCGAAGAACTCGATGAAGTTATCGATCCAGATGCAGAATCAGTTGCAACCCCAAGCCTAGTGAACATTGTTCTCAAGGAACGTGGTAAGGTCGCAATGAGCACAATCCGCTTGGGTGCATTCTCACTTGCTCCAGTTGATCCTGCTCTTGCAAACCTAATCGCATTCAACATGGCAGACAGCGTTGACAAGTTGGTGCTTGATGCACTTCTTGAAGGCACAAATGTCCGCAATGCTGGTGGTGGCTTGGATGCTACTGGAACAATCGAAGCAGCAGATGTTCGTTACGTAACTGCTAAGTTGCGTGGCAACAAGGCATCTGGTCGCAAGGGATCACTATACTGGGCTGGTATTCACCCAGACGTATCTCACGACCTACGTGCAGAAAATGCAGGAAACGCTGAATGGCGTCTACCTCACTCATACGTAGATACCGCTGGTATTTACAACGGTGAAGTTGGTACATTTGAAGGTGCATTCTTCGTAGAATCACCACGCCTAGAGCCAACCGCTGGTGTTTACCCAACGATCTTCTGTGGACAGCAAGCACTTGCTGAAGCAGTTGCTATCGAACCACACGTGGTTATCGGTAACATCATCGATCCGCTAAAGCGCAAGATGCCAATCGGATGGCACGGTATTCTTGGTCACGGTGTATACCGTAACGAAGCACTATACCGTGTTGAATCAGGTTCAAGCATCGCTGACTAATTACTGATTAGTAATCTCACTCCCAGAGTTATTCTCTGGGGGTGGGGTTACATTAGTAATTTCTGATAAGGATAATAATTAAATGTATAAATTCGTTCCACCTGCATCACTAGAAAACCCTATGGGTTATGGTCGTCTATTAATGCGCTATCTAACTCCACAAGGAATAACTGTAATTAAAACTGGATCAACATATTCAGAAGTGCGCTATCCAACTACAGATGAACTGGAGTCTGCAGATATTGTTTACACTGGTGGGTACATACATATTGTTTCTGATGAAGAAGCAGCAAGCCTTCAGGCTGCTGGCTATGAAGTTACGGCTTTGTAATGAGTACATCAGAAGTAGCACAAATATTAAGTATCGTTACAATGAGTATCGGTATTATCACAGCGTTAGGACGTTGGCTCGTGGTTATTCCCCTCAAAAGATTAATTGAAGAACATACAAAGCCTATCCAGCCTAATGCTAATGGTGGCAAAAGTCTTCCAGATGTGGCAAGGGCTGCTGCAGAAATTAAAGTTGCAGTTGAAAGTCTGGCTCATCAGATTGACCGAGTTGAAGGTCGCTTAGATACGCATATCGAACAACACGTTGAAGGTAAAGCATAATGTCAGGTAAGTACAATATCGTAGCAGATCAAGGTGCTACCTTTAATCTTAACTTTACTGTTAAGACAGATGGTGTTCCGTGGGATTTAACTGGATACTCTGCACGTATGCAAGTTAGCAAGTCAACTTCTTCTGCAACAAATTTACTTGATCTTTCTACCTATGGATTAGACATAGAGTTAAACAATCTTGGAGAAGTTTCTATTACTGCATCAGCAGGTGCTATGGCTGCTATACCAGCAGGTCGTTGGGTTTACAATTTTGAACTAACTTCTCCAGATACAGTGGTTACTAGATTACTAGAAGGACGCTTCATCGTTTCAGCAGAGGTAGCCTAATGTCAGACATTACCGTTATCATTAATGAAGAGATACAGTCAACTACCGTAACAATTGAAGAAGTTGTTTATGACGTTTCCCTTGGTGGAAATGTAGTCGAAGAGACTGAAGTAGTTGTATCCAATCTTCAGGGACCTCAGGGTCCTATTGGACCTCAAGGCGAACAAGGTATCCAGGGTGAGACTGGAGAACAAGGCATCCAAGGTATTCAGGGTATCCAAGGAATACAAGGAGTCCAAGGTATCCAAGGTGTTAAGGGTGACACTGGAGATAGTGCCTACGAGGAATGGCTTTTATCGGGCAACAGCGGCACGGAGAGCGACTTTCTGCTTGACTTGGTAGGACCGCAAGGTCCCCAGGGTATACAAGGTATACAGGGCGTACAGGGCATCCAGGGGGAAATTGGTCCTCAGGGTATCCAGGGCGAACAAGGTTTGCAAGGAATCCAAGGAGAGATTGGACCCCAAGGTCTACAAGGTATCCAAGGTATTCAGGGAGAAGTTGGTCCCCAAGGGGAACAGGGTATTCAGGGTGAGCAAGGACCTCAAGGTATTCAGGGAATACAGGGAGAAAAAGGCGACCAAGGAGACCCTGGTGTTGATGGCTTTGATGGAGATAAGTATGCAACAACTTCATCTACAACTTTAACAATTGCTGTTAGTGGAACAGTTACCTTAACAGTTGCTACTGGATTGTCTTACTCAACCAACCAAAGCATCTTAATTTCGCATGATATTGGAAATCATCTTCATGCCGAGATTGATACCTACAACTCTCTCACTGGTGAGATCGTTGCTCAGATTACTGACTCCGAAGGTTCTGGAACATACTCTTCTTGGACCGTAAACCTATCTGGTGCTGTTGGCATTCAAGGTCCTATTGGACCACAGGGCATACAAGGTGAGACTGGTCCTATTGGTCCTGAAGGACCACAGGGACCTCAGGGCATTCAAGGTATACAAGGTCCTGAAGGACAACAAGGTTTACAGGGTATACAAGGTGAACAAGGTATACAAGGTGAAGTAGGACCACAGGGTCCTCAAGGTGTTGAGGGTCCACAAGGACCACAAGGTCCGCAGGGTGATACTGGTTTAACTGGACCTGAAGGTCCAACTGGTCCTCAAGGACCTCAAGGTGAAACTGGACCAGAAGGTCCTACTGGAACCATGAGTTCCACATATCAACCTACTGAACCTGTCTCTGGTACTGATGGTGCTATCTGGATTGACTCTGATAGTGATGCACTGTACAACTTTGTTCCAACACTGGCTACGCTTAATCGTTGGCGCAAGACTGTAAGCGGTGGAGAAACTTCACTAACTGGTTCAGACGATAACAGCATGACACTTGCTTACACTCCAGGTGAAGAGCAAGTATTCCTTAACGGTGTAATGCTGGTTCGTGGTCAGGACTACACAGGTGCTGATGGCTTAACCATTGGTAGCCTTGCTGCTCTTGCTGCTAATGACGTGGTTGAAGTTCACTCACGTGTGCTACAGGGTGTTGCTGATACCTATACTCAGGCTCAGTCTGACTCTCGCTACTACACAAAGACCGAAGCGTTGCCAAAACTCAGACCAATTATTGCTGGTCAAGTTGGTTCTATTTCAAGTATTACTGGTGCAGCATTAGTTGGATTTGATGATTTCTGGGTTAATCAAGGTGGAATTTCTTACAATAGCACAACAAAAAGATTCACTGTTCCAAATGCTGGAGTTTATAGAATTACAATGAATCCATTTTCTAACACTTCTGGATTTAGACTTTTAGTTGGTGTAAATACTGATACTCCAGGTGCAGCAAATCACAGAGGACATTGCTATGCTGCTACTGGAACATACACAACAATGTCTATTGACTCAGTGGTATCATTAAATGCAAATGATTACATTGTTTTTTATGTAATGGCTGGAACATTATACAATCTTACAAACGATAGATTTAATCAGTTTAGTATTGAGCAGGTAGCATAATGTCTAGAGCAAGAGATTTAGCAAGCCCAGATGGGTACTACGTAAGACAATCAGTTGCACAGGTTTATAGTTCATCATTTTCTGTCGGCAATGGTTGGGCATTAGCAGTTACATTTGATTCTTTGCCAACATTTAATGCAAACTCTTTAATTGAAATGGACTATTTATTTCCTTGCCGTAACGACTCTACATCTTGGGGCGGTATGTACATAGAACCACAAGTTAGTTTTAATGGTGGTTCAAGTTGGTCAAGTCTTGGTTCGTGTGGATATGACGGTGGAATTATGCATAGTGGTTCTGCTGACATTGGTTCTTACTACAACTCAATGACTATTGACCCAGGACAAACTTCTGCATTTACACCACGTTTTAGATTTTACATGAGGTCTTACGATGGTACATCAGGAATTAATAACGGTAGCATCAGTAACGATGTAAACAATATATCTGGAACTGCAACACTTCTTTCGGGTAATAATGGACTGCAACACTTTGGTCGTATAAATGTACGAGAAATTGCGAGACGATAAATGCCAGCATCAAGAGTAGGTTATGTCTATGACGAAGGACTAGCCGATTACATTCCATTCACTGGACCTCCAGCATCACTACCATCAGGTATGTTGACAATGACTGCAGCAGATACTGCACCATCAGGCTGGCTATTGTGTAATGGTTCGGCTATTAGTCGTACTACATACGCTGATTTGTTTACAGCCATTGGTACAACCTACGGTGTAGGTGATGGTTCAACCACATTCAACATTCCAGATTTACGTGGTCGTGTTCCTGCTGGTACTGATTCAGGTAATGCATCATTTAATGCATTAGGTGTAACTGGTGGTCAGGCTGCAGTAACTTTAACCTCTGCACAGTCTGGTTTACCTGCTCATAGTCACGGTGCATCTTCTAGTAATGACGATACAGATCACTCTCACTCTGGTAGTACTGGCAACGTAAGTGCTTGGCACACTCACTCGTGGAACTTTACTGAAACAGCAGATTCTACTGGTGATGGTGCTGCACGTTATGACTCATCTAGTTCAGGTTCTCAAGGTACTCAAACTTATACTACTGGTAATCCAAGTTCAAACCATACTCACGCTTTTAGTACTGGTGGACGTAGTGCATACCATCAACACTCCATTACGGTTAACAATAGTACTGCAGCAAATGCTAGTGAGTCCCATGATAATTTACAACCATATATTGTATTAAACTACATTATCAAATATTAAGGAATAAAAATGACTGAAGTACATAGCCACGAAAACATGGCACTAGAAAACAACTTTGAACTTGAAGCGTTAGAAATGGCTCTTGTATCAGAGTATGCTAATAGGGCTACATCTAATGTTCATGTTAATTTTTATGCCAATAAAGTATCTAAAGGTGAAGAATTAGATACTGCTGAAAAAGCAGACAAGGATTTTTGGGAAAGAAATTTAGTTAAAATTGAAGAAAGAATTGAATTCATTAAGGGCGAGTTGTCTTCTTTGTCAACATAGTGTGATATAATTCGACCATGACAAAACCAAACATTGAGTTCAATATATTTCTTGAACTAGACGGTATTTTTGAAAAGCCTGTTCCTGCTAGAAATGTTATACCAGAATGGTATAAAAAGCAAGAACGCTACATGGAGAATAAAGTATCATACAACAGAGAGATGGAAGTATCTCACACTATAAAGCGTTGTATGCCAGTTATGGATGCTATGACTGCAGGATACATAATTAAACTTCCATCTGATCTTTTAGTAGAAGATCATAATGGATATAAAAGTTTTTCTTGGGCTATTAGTAACTGGGAATTAATTGAATCTCATAGTGAGTCTCAAGTTAGCAAGTATCCAATGGATGATAGATGGTCTCCTATGCCATACAAATTCAAAAATCCTTTTGGAGTTAAAACACCTAAAGGATATTCTTGTTTGTTTGTAGATCCAATGCATAGTGATGCTAAACCATTTATGTCTTTACCTGCAATTGTAGATACAGATGATTTTAATACTCCATTAAACTTTCCATTCTTTATTGAAAAAGATTTCTCTGGGATTATTCCAGCAGGAACTCCAATTATGCAGATCATTCCTTTTAAGCGTGAAGAATGGACATCAAGTTGTGGTCACATAACTCGTGATCAAGCAAACAAGATGAAGTACGCTTCTAGATTATTTGCTGATAGATACTTAAAACATTTCCGTAAACCAAAAAACTTTAGTTAGGAATTATCATGGCAAAAGGTGACAAGTGCCGAGAAGGTTGCAAAACAAAAGACCATGATTCTTACTGGGATTGCTTGCAGGATGCAAGGATTGCAGTAGATAAGACTAGCCTTAAGACAAACTAATGAGCATACATCAGCGACAGGTTCATCCTGAATATGTAGACGGATGCTTTATGTGTAAAGTATCTAATGTTTCTTTGCAGACTGGAGATGCTAATACGCAGTTGGCTATGCCAATCAGTAAAAATAATAAAGAACTTGCACTTTATCGTGAAGCGCGTAAACAAGGCATTCAACCTGACTCAACTAAAACCAAAGATATTCAAAAGGCTATCGAGGTATCAAATAAAACTGGTCATGCATATGGCAGTAAATTACAATAAGAAGGTAGGAGCAAGTAATGAAAAAGCCAATGGCTAAAAAAGTTGCAAAGAAAACAGTTGCTAAAAAGGTAGCCAAAAAGGCTGCTAAGAAAGTAGCAAGTGCAGATAAAAAAGCAGCGATGATGGAAATGTACAAAAAGAGAATGAAGTAAATAATTATGGCAACCAAGAAAGATCCACGTTTAGCACGTGCAGGTGTTTCTGGTTACAACAAACCAAAGCGAACTCCTAGTCATCCTAAGAAGTCGCACGTTGTTGTGGCTAAAGAAGGATCACAAGTTAAGACTATTCGGTTTGGTCAGCAGGGCGTGTCTGGCTCTCCTAAAAAATCAGGAGAGTCAGCAGCCTATGCTGCACGTAGACGGTCATTCAAAGCACGTCACGCATCCAACATTAAAAAGGGAAAGATGTCCGCAGCATACTGGGCAGATAAGGTTAAATGGTAATGGCAACATTTAAGACAATGACAAATGAAGTCATGCGTAAGTTGGCTGGCTACACGCTACGCCAAGATCGTCAGACCTATTTGTCACATGCTCTTGGCTCTACTGATACTACAATTACTATTGGTTCTACACAGAACATCTCTACAGGATTAATTGAAATTGATGATGAGTTAATTTACATTGATTCATTTGATAGAAGTAGTAATACAATTTCAGTTCCTCCATATGGTCGTGGATACGATGGTACTAATCCATCTACACACCAAAGTGGCTCTCGTGTAATTATTTCTCCTACGTTTCCAACTGTAGATATCAAGAATGCAATCAATGAAACTATTGATGCCGTATTCCCTGCACTCTACACAACTGGTGTGCATACATTTAGTTACAGTCCAGCGCATACTACGTATGCTTTGCCTGACGAAGCAGAAACTATTCTTGCTGTGTCTTACGAATCAATTGGTCCATCTAAAGAATGGGTTCCAGTTCGTAACTACCGTGTAGATCCAATGGCTAATATTGATGCATTTAATTCAAAGAATAGCATTAGCCTTTACAGTGGAATTCCTGCGGGACGCACAGTTCAGGTTTACTACAACGCTGCTCCAACGGTTATGGATACAGATGATGATGATTTTGAAATTGTAACTGGACTTCCATCATCCTGTAAGGATGTAATTGTTCTTGGTGCAGCATGGAGACTAGCATCTTTTGTTGATCCAGGTCGTTTGACTTTTGGTTCTGCAGAAGCAGATCAGCAGTCGCAGGTTGCAGGTCGTTCTTATGGTGCAGGTACTAACGCATCTAAGTACTTGCTTGCCCTATACCAGCAACGTCTAAATGAAGAATCAGCAAAACTTACAGACCGCAACCCTATCCGAATCCACCGTACGAGGTAAATAATGGCACGTAAATATACTTCAACCGCTATAGCAACTACGCTATCTTCATCACTTGGTGATGGAATTAGTGATGTTACTATGTATGTTCCTAATGCTGCAGCAGCAACATTCCCACAGGCTTATCCATATACTCTTGTAGTAGATGCTGATACAGCCAGTGAAGAAATTGTAACTGTATCTTCAGCAATGGATGGAACTCTTACCGTTGTTCGTGGAGAAGATGGTACTGAACGTCAGACACATGATGCTGGTGCAACTGTTCGCCACATGATGACACCTCGTGACTTGCGTGAACCGCAAGATCACATTGATGCAACTAATGCGCATGGTGTAAGTGGTGTTGTTGTTGGTACAAGTGGTGAGCAAACTCTTACTCAGAAGATTATGAGTGGTGCTAGTAATACATTTACTGCAATTCCACAATCAGCAGTAACTAATCTTGTTTCTAATCTTGCAGATAAAGCAAGTACTACATCTGTAACTGCAGTATCTGATGCGCTTACTGCGCATAGTATTGATACTACAGCAGTGCATGGTATTGCAGATACATCTCTTCTTGCTACTACATCTTATGCAGATGGAGTTGGAAGTGCAGCAACTGCAACAGCAAGTGCAGCCTTAAGCGCACATTCATCTGATACAACTGCAATTCATGGAATTACAGATACATCTAAACTAGCGACAATTATTAGCGCAAGTGCTGGTAGAAATATTTCAGTTCAGGCTACTGCTCCTAGTTCACCTGTAGTTGGAGATATCTGGTTCCAAGTAACGGGACTATAATATGGCTGATGCATGGGGAAGTTGGGTAAGTAACTCTTCATTCGGTCGTATTCGTATGGGTGCAACTATTGTTCCTTATGTTTACGCAGATAGAGTTGATTTTTATTTAGGTGTAGACCTGCAATCAGAATATGCAATTTCTGACAGTAGCAACTTATTTGCAATTAGTGGAAACTGGTCTCGTTCCGCTAGTTCCATTTCTGTTAGCACACCATCTGGTGGTGGTACAGATACTCTATGGTCGGAAGCAGTAAGTAGTGGACATTTATATCGAGTATACGGTTCACCTGGTCAAACTGTAACTGCAAGTGTTACTGCTTCAATTGATAACTTATATGAATACAATAACAAGGCTTCTGTAAGTTATTCTGAATCAGCAACTATTCCTGCAGTTGTTCCAACAATGGGTACAATATCTGCAAGTGCTGGAATTAGATCTGCAAGTATATCCTTTAGTGCTAGTAGCAATGGTGGTTCTGCAATTGACTACTACCATATTTACAAAAACAATGCATATCTAGCACAGGTAACATCATCACCATATTCAGCAACACTTGGAAATGACGAGACTGCATCCTTTAAGGTATATGCGCATAATGGTGTTGGTTGGTCTGCAGCATCGAATACTGTAACTGTTACTACTCCTGCTCTTCCAACTGCACCGACAGGTGTAACTGCAAATGCTTCTACATTTGGACAAATTGGATTGTCATGGACTGCATCAAATGGTGATGGTTATACAGTTACGTACACAATTAGACGTGATGGAACGGTACTAGGAACTACTACTGGTACTTCTTATACGGATACAACAGTTGCTCCATCTACTGCATATACATATACAGTTACTCCAAGCACAAGTGTTGGTTCTGGTACTGCTGGTTCTGTATCAACTACAAGTCTTGGTGGAATTGCTCGTATCTACAATGGCACTACAAATGTAACTGCTCTTCCTAAAATATGGAATGGCACTGTTTGGGTAGATGGTCAGGCTCGTGTATGGAATGGCACAGAATGGAAGTATGGAAGTTAAATGACAACACCACCTTTTGATATTACAGAAGATGTAGTTTATGATCTATCTCTTGCTGCAGAACAAGGTACGTTTACTCTTACAAATGTGGCTTATGATGTAGCAATTGGTAACTTACCTTTTGTTGTAGCCGCTAATAATCAAAGCCCATACCGCCGTGAAACTGCACAATACAAGAAGGATCAGTTTGATAACTCTGCTGAACCAGGTGAGCAGTCACTTCTTGGTTGGTGGTTACGTTCGCAATCTTCATTTCATAATGGTGCTGGTATTAATTACTACGAACCAGGTACTGACTTTGCAAATGTAAGTAATCGTTATAAAGATTCTCGTGGGGTAGACGTATGGACTCCAGGACAAGTTAAACTTCTTAATGATGTATTTCATTCTTATTCAGGAGCAAATGGAATTGTTTCTGAAGTTGGATCTGGCAATGGTGATGAGTTTATTATTACTGGAGATAGTGCTGGTGCATTAAAAAGATTAAAACTTAATCAAGATTCAGTTGTAACAGAAACTAATTATACACTTCATGTTGATCATACTTCTGCTAATCCATTTAAGTCTGTTACTTCCGATGGAAATCGTTATTACGCAGTATGTGATAAGGCTATTCATATTGGTAAAATAGATGGAACCCCAGTATACACAAGTGGTGGAACAGATTACTACGATTTAATTCTTGCACGTCATACTACTGGTGGTTTTCATTCAATTAAATATGCCAAAGGTTACATAATGTTTGGTGAGGCTGAACGCCTTTACTACATTCCTGTAAGTGCAGATCTTGGTCCTCTTGTAAATAATGCACATACTGGTTCGGAAACATTAGATGAACTTTTATCTAAGCGACACATCAATCCTACGTTTGTTTGGAACTGTATTGAAGGTGGAAATAGATTTATCTATGCTGGTGGTTACGCTGGTAATGATTCTGAAATTTGGGCTATTCCGTTTGATGATGCAAGTTTAGCACCAGATCCAGCATCTGCTATTCAAGTTGTTCAATTACCTTATGGTGAAATTATTCGTTGTATGTATTTTTACCTTGGATACTTAGCCATTGGCACAAGCAAAGGCTTGCGCATTGGTGTCGTTGCTAGTGATGGTTCTGTAACCGTAGGTCCATTATTGTTTGAAACAGAATCAGAAGTAACTGGAATTGTAGCCAATGATAAATTTATCTGGGCATCTACAGCAGTACCTAATGAGACAACTGGTACTTGGAATGGATGTCTAGTACGCGTAGATTTATCTAGTCCTTATCAAGATGGTACATTTCCTTATGCTTATGACTTGCAGTATAAGTCTGATGTTGATTCATACGCAACAAATGTTCATTATGCAGATGAAAGATTGCATATGATTATTACTGAAGGTGACTCTTCTGGTGAAATACAAACTCAACACAGTCTCAATCTTGTAGATGAAGGTTGGTTGCGTACTGGATTTATTAGGTACAACACTATTGAGCCTAAGTTCTTTAAGTATATTAATACTCGCGCTCGTATTGGTTTAGATAATGGCATTCTTGTATCTTCTATTGTTGATGGAGATACTAGTTTTGATCTAATTACTCTTAGTGATTCATCAGCAAATACTGATATTGGTATTCGGCTACCTAGTACAAAGCAGGAAGTTCTTGCCTTTAAGTTTACACTTACAAATAGTGGAGATGTAACTGATGGACCCGTATTTACGGGTTATCAAGTAAAGTCTATTCCTGCTGCTAAGCGTCAGCGTTTAATTCAATATCCTCTTCAGTGCTACGACACGGAGAGAGACCGTTTTGACGTAGAGTTTGGGTATAGTGGTAGAGCCTACGAATTGGTATCTTCCCTAGAACTATTAGAAGAACAAGGAAACGTAATTACAATTACAGACTTTAGAATTGGCGAGACCTATAAAGGTATCGTGGAAGAAGTTAGATTTGTAAACGAGTCCTCATCTGATCGAGATAGTTCTGGATTCGGTGGCAAGTTAGCAGTAACAGTTAGGAAAATTTAATGATTAAGTTTTTACAGTGGTTGGCATTTAGCCCATTAGCATCTTTTGCAAAGATCTTTGTAGCAGGTGTACTTGGTTGGGTAGTAATTAATATTGATAGTTTCGGATTGCATCCTGCTATCGCTATTGGATTTGCATCTGCACTTCCTATCTTGGTCAACTGGTTCAATCCAGAAGATCTACGTTATGGAGTTGAAGGCGAATAATGGCATATCCACTTAAAGAATGGAAGACAACATTTAAGTACGGTGCTAAGTACAAAGATGGTGGAGTCCATAAAGGTATAGATGGTAAAGCAGCCGAAGGCACACCAGTTTATGCCGCAGTAAGCGGCGTAGTTGTGCATTCAGGAACACATAAGTTTCTTAAAGGCTGGGGTCGTTCGTTCGGTATCCACGTAATTGTTGATAACGATAAGTTTAAGGATGGATCAGCAGGACTATGGTCAGGCTATTGCCATCTATCTAAAGTTAAAGTACCAGTAGGTAAGAGAGTTAAGAAAGGACAGTTGTTGGGTTACGCAGGTTCAACAGGTAACTCAACTGCTCCACACTTGCACTTTCAAATTCTATCTACTCGTCATTGGAATCCGAGCAAGCATGTTAATCCAGACAAGTGGTTAAAGGCATGATTGACAAAGTAGAATCTAACAAGGATAAGCAGTCTATAATTTCAGGTAAAGCCGTTGCTGTTCGCATCAATGGTAAGACTTCTTGGAAAGGTTCAGTACGTCAGAGACGTAATATGTGGGAGACTACCGTACAGGTAGAACTTCCAGGTGGTGGATTACCAAGCGTCATTCGCTTTCGCTTCTGTCGCTATCCAGGAACTGACAAGGCAGACTACACAGGTCACTTCTCGTATCCAGTACATCCAGGTATGGCAGGTAAGACTATTTGGGTCACATTGGCACATGGGTTTATCTCAGGTGGCAAGATGCCAGTAGGTCTATTCATTGACCATGATGGTACTGCACCTATCGTACTTGATGGACGACAAATTAAGGCAAATTAAAACTCAGTAAACAATGGGGTTATATACCCATTGCTGGCTCTCAGAGCCACGTAGAGCGATTAAAACCCCTCTAGGGTAGTTGGATACCATATCGGTAGTCTAACCGCCTTAGAGGGGCTTTTTCTTGTATTACGGATCGCATTAAATTTAGTGCTAACTTACTGATTCTACCCTGTGTTGACAGTAACAATCTACCTGAACGCACATGCCATGAAATGCCTTGGCTTTGTACCATAGTTCTATCTTAAATTGATAGGCTAAGGTATTGATTCTAGATAGTACTGATGTGTCTCCTGCTGTCTTACAGTTCTTGCATATCATCTTCTTTAACCTCATCATCGTAGTCTGCAAATGGTGCGTAGCCACCAAGATGTTTAACCATCTTTCCTAGCGCACGGTTTGCTTGCATCATGGTTGCTCGTGCTGATGGCTTATCTTCACCTGCTGTTTCATGTAGATCTTTACCATCTACTTCTTCAGCATAGAATAAGAACACAAGGTTCTGTTCTTGTTCAGTTAGTTTTTCAAACGCTGATTTAATATCTGCAGCGTATGCCATCCAGTCACCTGACTCAGCAAGAGACTTAGTGTTTTTGCCTGTACTTGATAGAGCGTTATCTAGTTTAGTCCAGTCGTCAGAGAGAACTGCTGGTATGAGCATCTTAATGAAGTCTTTGGTATACCAGAAGTTATCTGCGTAACTATATCCTTCTTTTGCAGCCTTCTCTTTTAGACAATAATCAAGTGCAGCGTTGCGCAGCGAACGCGCAAACAACTTGTCGCCGTCTTTCTGATTATCTAAACTAATCCATTCCTTAGTCTTATTAGGATGAGATACAAACCATAGCCACAGTTCCTGTGCTATATCTGCTTTATCAACCATGTAAAACTTACGTGCATATTCAGATGAGATTCGATTAACCATATGATAGTAGTCTTCATGCACTTTGTTAAAATTCATAAACCTTACCCTCAACGGTAAATGAACGTCCATTAATTGGAACAACTACAGGTGTAACATTACCCCTACGAACATAAAGAATTGCAAATGCTTGTTGCCAGTTTGCTCCTGTGCTTCCTAAGTAAGCAGCCTGTTTAAGATCCATAAGGTGTCCGACCTCAACTCCGTACAGACGATTTCTGATTGAACCGTTGTACCCAGTATGTTCGTGTTGGATACCCGCCTTATGTGTATGTCCACATATGACCGAGGAACCGATCTGCCTAGCAAGAGTAAGAGCCGTACCACCAGCCGTTCGATTAGTCCGACCTTCATCTCCGTGAGCAAGTATCCAGCCTGGGGCGAACTCATAGAGAGTGTCGTGATACGTGATCCCGTTTTCCTTGTAATTAAGTAGTTTGGAATATTCAAGTTCCCGCAATGATGCAAGTGCTGGTGCATACTTCTTGACGTAGTTTTCAACGCGGTCTCCATGATTGCTTCGCATAGTATGAAATGGTTTATCACCTAAGGCTTGCTTAAAGCCAAGCATGATTGATGCCGTCTTATCAAGTCCTGACTGAAGAGTTCCTTCAAACTCTCCTGCCATACCTTTGTTCCAACGTGATGGTTCTGGGCTATCAGCCTCATCACCTACACACATTAGTTCATCTGGCTGGTAGTCCTTGACAAAATTCATAACTGCTTTTACAGCCCTTGGATCGTGATAAGGGATCTGCATATCTGGAATGACTACAATAGTTTTCATAGGTTGTACTTAGTCCTTAAGATTTACTTCCACTTATCATCGGTGACAAGCACTCC